TACATTCTTTTACCAGCTACGTCAAATGATTGCTCTGGTATTACACCATTATAAGTATATCCATTCGATTTACTAAATACAAGTGCTAGTAATTTACTATCTTCTAAATACTTATCGTAATCTACGGAATATATTGTCTCATTGTCTGATACTAATAATTCAGATACTTGTCCATTCTCGTATTTTACTATAGGTAAATTATCAAAGTATCCTTGTGATATAGATTTTAATAATTCCTTATTATATCCATATTTAAGTAATAACTCACTATAATTCATATTAGCAGACGATGGATCTCTTAAGGTATATCTACTAGACGGAATAAGAGATAATATTTTAGCTATAGTATAATCAGAATCGTCTAATACAGAATAAGCATATTTAGCTACACTTGGTAGTAAATCTTCGAAGATATTTATTACCTTATAATTTTCCAGATCTTCTTTATCCATAGGATTACCTACTTTAATAGCATCTCTTACGAATATAAATACAGGATTATTATTTACCCAACCTATTAACGCTGGTACAGGTACTACAATATCATTTATCGAGAAAGTAAAGTAGTAAACAAAAAATGCAGAATAATCGTACCCAGTATAAGATCTGTCAAGCTGTTTCTTTAGTTCTGTCTTATGTATTCCTAGATTCTTACAAGGAAATTCTACGTCAACCATATTATCTCCTCTATCAGTATCTTTATTTATAGAATACATCTTACTAACTATATCAGCTCTTACTTTATCTTGTACATCTTTAGGAAAACTTAAAGTAAGTTTTTGTCCTTGTATTTCTACCTGACCTTCATAAATCTTTTCTGCAAATTTGATTAATCTATCTGTAGTATTTTTTACATAAAGTGATGTATAAGTCATGTATAGTCTTCTCCTCCTTCTTCTTATATTTAAAAAGGCTAAAAATCAGCCATTTTTTATACGAAATCAGTTATTTTCAAGGGTCTGAAAACCGATTCCCATATTAATTATATACGATTCGAAGGTATATAATTAAAATACATTACAGAAAGGATTTTAAGATGATTAAAATTAAAAAAACTAATCTTTTCGGACTGGATCCAGAAAAGAAAATAATATTATTAGAGCACGACGCTTATCCTATTAAATTTCTACAGGATGTAGGTGATGGGTATAGAGTATCGGTAGGATCTAAAATAGAAAAATGGTCTAAAAGTGATCTTAAAAGTAGTTTATCTAAATATATATATGTATATCCTTTCCATTTCTTAAAAGTTAACTATAACGGAGATTTGGATGATATATTAAATATAGTAGAGAAAGCTAGGTCACATGACAATGAGAAATTTACTGTTGTAATACCAGAAGGATTATCTCAAGCATTAAAAGATGCTTCTTTAAATGACGAGATAATTAATAAAGTAATAACAGAAAAAATGGAGTCTAAAGGAAGTCCTGCTTATTTAAAGGATATACTAGAAAAATTCTGGTACGAGTTAGTAGATACGACAGATGCTAAAAGTTATCTTTTATTAGGAGATGATCAATGGACACAAGTATTTAATTTGCACTTCTTAGATAGGTTAGCTAAAGGAAATAATTATTATAACGTCTATGGACAACCTAATAGAGAAGAAGTATTGCTAAATAAATTAGCATTCGTTATTACTAGAGGATACAATATAGATAGAACATTAGAAGAATTAGCTTCTATAATAGAACTTGATATAACAGAATATGGATTAGGTATAATGTTAGTATTGAATTCTTGTCTTTCTACTTTTAATAATAATACTTACTTCAACACTTTATTCGATCAAAGTCGTATAAATCACATTGTATGGAGAGCTAATAATTTTACAGATCAATTAGCTAAACACATAAGAAGATTAAGTAAATTAAATGTGACTACATACGGAGAGAATATGCTTCCTTTAGGAGAAAATAGTTTAGCTAGTCAAGCTATGGGACCTTATTTAAGTGAGTATAAAAATCCTATAGTAGGATTAAGACCTTTAGAATCTGGTGTTATAAGTCCAGTAAATGGAGTCACTCCTTTAGAAGAGAGAGACCCTGGAATATTAAAAAGTCATGCTTTAGATATTAATAAGAATGCTTTACGTACAATTCAATATAAAAAGATATCTAATAGAATAGATGATTTAATAGAAATGAGTGATTGTATAGAAAATGACGATTCTAAAGAAAAAGCTATTAATTTAGCTAAAAGTATATTAGAAGAAATATATAATACTAGAAAAGCTAATGAAATGAAAAGAGAAGCTTTTAATGAATTAGACGCACTTACTAGTAAAGTAGAAGGTATAGTAGCCGACATTCAAATTAAGAAATACGATGTAGCAGGAGAAGGTTATATAAAGGATAAATTATGGAATAGAAAGCAACAAGCTTACGGTCCTAAATTCGAAAAAGCTTTAGAAGGAATTTCTATGGATGTTTATAACTTAGTAAGAAATGTTAAGTATCTTAAAGGTGGAGAATATTACCCAGATTTTTTCTATAACTACGGAAAAAAAGGTGGATACACAAAAGGTCTACTACCTAGTGGAAGAACAGCTCCGTTCATAGAAGATCTAAAGAATATGGATAAGAGTAAGATAGATAAAGTAATAAAATTTGCTTTACCTTATTTAAAAGGTAAAAAAGATGATTTTACAAATGAATGGATGGATAAAATTGTAAATCCAATGATGGAATATGCTAGAACTGAGATTAAAAAAGAGGATGAATATAGACATATAGAAAAAGTAATAAATTGTATTTCTTTAGACGTGCAAAATTTATATATGGCTAAATATCCTAGTGCGGGTAAAATAGAAGGTCTTTATAGAAGTGGGGAAGCAGGAATAATCAGATCTATAGGTAAAGGAATAATGAGAATCCCTACTGCTGTGGCTGATAAAATAAAATCTTTATTCACAGCTCAAAATACTTATAAGAAAGCAGTAACAGAAGGAAAGATAGGTCCTATAAAGGAATTCTTCCAAAGAGCTCAAGTAGCTTTAGATACTATTACACCTCCTTCATTAATGATTCCTCCTCATATCCCAGTTGTAGGTGGATTAGGGATTACTACTCATATGAAGTATGATCATATAGCTAAAAGGGAATTGAGAAGACAAGATAGAAAAGAGAAATATGAGGAATTAAGAGAAGAAAGAGGTTATAGAGAATCAATTGATCTTTATACTCAATTTGAAAATATGGAGTTATATGAAGCAGGAGAAGCTGTAGATGAATTACTAGACACAGCTGGTAGATTTGCTAGAGGTGCTAAAGATGTAGCTGTAGCAACAGGACAAGTAGCTACGAAAGGAGCTAAAGCAGCTGCTAAGGGTACTGTAGCAGGAACTAAGTTCGTAGCTAAGAAAGCAGATGACTTATGGAAAATACAAGCTATTAAGAAAATCTTTAAAGAAGTTAAGACTGCTATATTAACAACACAAAAAAATGAAGTATTGTATAATAATACAAATGTACAAAGAATAATCAACGACCATATTGATTATTGGGAAAGATATAATGATACTTTAAAAGATAATCCTGAATACGAAGGAATTTCTAAAGCAATAGACAAAGAATTAGCTTCTTTTAGAAAAATGCTTAAGAAGCATAAAATCGCTTCGGAGGGAAAGTAGTATCCGTAGCTAAGAAGGGACAAGTTGGTTACGGAGAAGACGAGGACGTTATTAATAATAGTCCCGAGTACTTTAACCCTATGGATGACGAAGATGAGGAAGAAATATCTTCTGAAGAAGTAGAGCAATCTTTAGATTCTGGGGTTGAAGGTGAAGAAAAAGAAGAAATGGTGGAAGAACTAGAAGAAAAGATTCTAGATAAATTAAAGGAAGAAAATATATTAGTAGAAGAAAAGAAAGACGATAAAACTACTAGTGGAGAATTCTTTGGTTTTGGTAAAAGAGAAACTAAAGAAGAAGTAATAGAAAGACTTAAAAAACATATTAAAGCTTTAGAAAATGCTATCGAAGAAGAGAAAAAGAGAGGTAACGTCAAAAGAGCTAATCACTTAAGAGATATCATGACAGACTTTAAAGCTAAAATAGAGAATTTTAAAATATTTAGTAGTAACGATCTTCCATTTAAGTTAAAAAAGGATACTCCTTATATATGCTTTCATAGAGGTACTACTGATTATGGTAGAGCGATTTCTTTAATTACACGAGGTCCTTATAGTCATGTCGATATAATAATGAATGGTAAGGTCTATACTGCTTTAGATCCAGGAGGAGTTGATGAATATACTTTGCCGAAAGATAAAGAAGTAATAGTATATGAACTTAGTAAGAAAGTTAACCCTAAGAAAATCTTAACATTCTTTAAAAAGACTAAAGGAGCTCCATACGATTTTAAACGTGCTATAAAAGCTCATATATTAGGACAACATACAGAAGAAAATTTTAATAGCTTCTTCTGTAGTCAATGGGTTACAGCTTGTTTAGATTATGCAACAGATTTTCAAATAAAATATAAAGGTAAGAAATTAACAGATTTCGGATACGATATGATACATCCAAATGCATTGTTTAGATACTTATTAAACGATGACTTCCTCATTAAAAGAGTTAAGGAGATAGAGGAGGGATAGAATGAAAGAAATACAGAAAGACGAATATGGTAGATTATGTTATGCTGACGGTGATCTCGTGAATACACGGGATTACCTTCTTACTAAACCTTATATCCCTAGACACTACGATTTTACTACAAAAAATACATCAGCTATTCAATTACACATATTACTTAAGAAATTAGGTCTAAAAAATAATAAAGAGCATTTACAAATATTTGACCAAGGATTAATAGGAGTAGACCCTTGGGATCCTTTGTTACCAGATGCTATCAAAATGAGAATAGTGAACGAATGTAGACGTAATTACTGGTATGTATACAGAGAGATATTAAAGGTAAATAATAATACAGAACCTTTCGATCTAAATATAGGAAATTATACTGCTATTTATATGATGTTAAGAAATCAATCATTCTTTTACGAAGCTGCCCGTCAGTTAGGAAAGACAGAAGTTATCGCTGCTCAGATAGCTATAGAATTTAATTTCGAACGTAACTTAGAAATGGCTAACGTACACTACGATAGTGTAATGGCCGCTAAGAACATGGAGAAGATTTCTGATAGATTAAAAGGATTTCCTAATTACTTAAAATTCTACGATAAGATACTTGGTAAAACAGATAAGAAAACAGGGAAAGTTCAGGTAACTAGTAAATCTAGAAGTGCTGCTAGAAAAGAAAGTTTAAAGGCAGAAGCTTTTAATAATCTAATTACTACTTTTGTAGTAGGACAAGATAGTAAAAAAGCCAATACAACAGGAAGGGGTACTACAATTGGATTATGGTTTCTAGACGAGATACCTCATATCAAATTTAACGATATAGCTTTCGGAGCGTTCAACCAAGCAACTAAAACAGCTTCTAAAGTTAGTAAAAGAAATAATAAACCATTCGGAATTAGAATGTTAGGAACACCAGGAGATCTTAAGACAGCAGAAGGAACTTGGATGTTTGATAATATTACTCGTAATTATACTAACTTAAACGAGAATACATTAGACGTATTAGATTTAACAGAAGACGAAATTAACGAATGGAATGCTGTTAGAAATTTAGAGAGTAATATATTCCATATAAAATTCGATTTCGATAAAGTAGGAATGGATTCTAAATGGTTTAATGACAGATGTAAAAACGAAAAGGTCGAAGGTATAAGATCAGAGCTTTTACTTAGATGGGAAGAAAAAGGGGATAATAGTCCATTCCCTCAACAATCATTAACTAACTTAGCTAACCAAGTAGCAAATACTATAGAAAAAGAATATATAGTAGAGAATCTTGAAGGAGAGAAAAAAATAAAAATATATCCTAAAGAAGGAGATATTTATACTAACTGGATAGATTTCTTAGGATTAAACTATAGAAATGGATTAGTTATAGGAATTGACGTGGCTTATGGTGGGGGACTTAATTCGGATAGTACAGCTTTAGTATTTGTTGATGCTATAGAAGCTCGTGTAGTAGCTACATTAGCTTTTAATGATATAGACACTAACTCACAAAAAGTTTTTATATGCTGGTTAGTAGAAAATGTATTAAATGCTCAAGCTATTAGATCAGTCTTAGCTATAGAGCGTAATTCACCTGGTATTAGTATGCTAGATGATTTAATGATTTTACCTCAAGTACAACCTTACTTAATGAGATATCCTGTAACAGGTTATAGATTAAGTAATCCTTTAGCTAAAGTAGATTTCGAATATAAAGATAAAAATGGATTAGTAAAAAAATATATGTACGGGTATACTACTAATAGTGATACTAGAGATAAGCTAATTAAAATAATACAACAATTAGTAATTAAACATACAAATGCAATAGCGGCTAGAGATTTAGCAGCTGAGATTAAGACAATGGTGTATGTTAAAACTAAAACAAAAGAAAGAGCAGAAGCAGCTCCTGGTAAACACGATGACCTTGTTATGGCATGTGCTCATGCTTATCATTGTATATTTAATGAAGCTGATACGTTGAAGTATTTTGGTATAGAAGTAGATCCTGACAGATGGTTGATAAATACTAATACAGATATCTTTACTACAAGCAATCATAAATATAGTGGAAGAATAGTTCCTTATTATGAAGAAGTAAGAGGAGAATTAATCGTTAAGTATTTTGATACTATAAGTAGAAAATACGTAGATCAAGAAGAAGCTGATCGATTAATGAAAGACGAAGAAGAAAGAAGAAGAAATAAATATAATGTAAATACTAATAAGCAAAGAGATAATGACAACATACCATTACCAGAAGTAAGAGATCAATTTGATGATAGGTTAACAAGATATGCTAGTAGTAACGTAAGAGTAGCTACAGCAGAAGAAACAGCCTTTATCAACAGAGGAATACAAATGGATCAAGGTAGTAGTAATTACGATGCTATGGTAGGTTCATTATTAAATGATTTAGGATTGCAGAATTTCTATTAAAAAGACCCTCCTAAAAAGGGAGGGCTTTTTATGTTGTTTACAAAAAAAAAAGAGGATTATTCATCCTCTCCTTCTTCTACTGGATCATCTGGAAGTGCCCGCTCTTTTAGAGCAGACACCTCATTCCAGTCTATAAAATGTGGTGCTGTTAGGAATCTTTTAAAGAATCCCTTAACGGAATTACCTGACATAGCCGTATCTTCGAAGTGCACCCAGGCACTTCTGAATACTAGAGTTCCCCCTTCTTCTAACTGCCACCAATGTACATTTACACTCAGAACCTTATTGTCTGGATCCCATTTCCAGTTATCCCAGTGAGCTGGGGTCTGGAACCCCTTCTCATCCAGGATCTGAGCAAAGAGAGCATACCCTCTAAGCTCTTTTTCTGAATATGTCCCGAATTTTTTTGTTGGATTTAATCCAGTTATTTTTCTCGCCTTATTAATTAATTCTTCTTTAACTTTTAAATTCTTTTTCATCGTTTTTCACCTTATCCTATATTTTTATAGGATCCTTTCTTTTTTTTTTAGTTTGATTTTGGTTTTGGTTTTGAATACTTCGAACTGGTCTTGTTCTTGGTATTCATATATATAATATATAATTATATAGAATTAATATTCCGAAGGGAACGACATAAAGAGCCTCCCCTGGCCGTGGGGAGGAATATCTCTATGTGTGAGGTTAACATAACATGAATAATTTACTTCTTGCGAAATATATTTCTATTTCTAGAAATGTTATTTAGTAGCTGATTCTACTAAATACTTTTTTTATAGTTTGATAAAATTCAATGGAATTGAAGGATATAAATAAATATCTCCTTGGTATAGAATTCTATTATGTTTTGTCTTTTTATTATCGTATCTATAATTAACTGTGTCTAATTCGTATTCTCTACCAGATAACGCATACTCATGTTTTATTTGGTCTACGGCTAACTCATGTGACGTCATTATGTGTTGTAGATTAAAGTCTTCTGGTAAAGCTACTATTCTAGGAACACTCTCCCATGTTTCATTTACTTCTGTGTCTAACATTTTTTGTCCATTTTTAGTAGTAAACATTTCAGGAAATTCCATTTGTGCTTCATTCCAAAATTCATTTCCATAATCATCTGAAGGATCGCCCGAGTATAAGAACTCTCCTGAGAAATATTTAGTGAAGAATACATGTTGTCTAAAAGCTTTGTCAGGATATCTTTTGGGAACATTTTCATCAGTTAAAGTAAACTGTCCTTGTCTATTTAGCAGAAGCTTTCTTATTTCAGGATGATTATAGAATTTGTATCTAAAGGACTTTATTTTAGCTATATCTTTTAAGATAGGCTCGATTATTCCTTCGTAATAGATAGTCATATCTACATACTCGTCCTCTAGGTTTTCCGTATAACAGGATATGGGTCTTAAGAATTCTACTATATTAGGAGCTAGTATTCTATAATCTATTCCTAATATTAAAGTAAACGGTCCTATCACTATATGATGTCTAAAATCTATATAATCCGTGTAGAATATATTTTTATAAATATATTTATCAGGCTCTGTTAATTTAAGTAAGTCAGCTGTATCTATTTTTACTTTAACCTTTAAATTCTTCTTTTCTTGTTTTATATCAATAGCATTTCCTGAGATCATTATTTGGTGATGTTTTTGAGCTCTTCTTGGGAAAGCTGCTACTAGATTATTAGGCTTTATATTCTGTAAAGTGACATCGTCATCCTTTAAGATAATCCCGTTGTCGTAAACTACCTTGTCTTTTAAATCATACCAATCATGTGATATAAATTCTACTCCATTGTAATCAGTGTCTACGTTATAGTAATCTATTCTTTTATATGTATGACTTCTTAAGACTACTTGCCCATATATATCAGGTAATTTATCCACTTCCATATTGTAATAACTATTTAATCTTTCTAAAGAAATATAAACAGTAGAGAAAACTCCGTTATGTGTCCATATAAAAGATCCTTGATAAACACGACCAAAGAAAGATATCTCGAAAGGATTCTTCCCATAGTTAGGAAATCCTATTTTAATAAAATGTCTTTCTCTTTTCTCTTTAGGAGTATTATACCATTCTGCTTTAGATATCTTAATAGATTGAGTCTCATCTGTCAATTCAATTTCTTTAAAAGTAAAAGGATATTTAGTAGAATGTTTTACTCTCATTAATCCCATAAATAGATCGTAATTATAATTCAACATTTCCTGCACTATAGTAGTGTCATTTTGTTCACTATATTTATTTATTATTCTACTAGGGAAATAATCTTCTTCAGGAAATAAATTATTATCTACTATAACGTCTTTATGATTTTTTAAGTAATATTTAAAATCATCTTCAAAATACTTCTTCTCATTCATATAAGGATACTTAGCATTTACTTTACTTCTATACGTAGAAGGATCTTCTCCATCGTAAAATATATAAGCTTTCTTATTAGAAGTATTCTTTAATCTTATATAAAATGATTTTAACTCTAAATCACTATAAGATGTAGAAAGTCCATTGTTGTCTACTAATAATATATTTACTATCTTATTATGAAATAAATAATCAACAGGATCGTCTGTATACTTCCCTAAAACCGTAAGTAAATCTTCTCCTGGTTTCATTTCTACATAAGGTTGATTGATTTCTAAATAGAGTCCATTACTAGAAGATTGATCATATCTAAACTGATCATCAAACGATAGTCTTAGACGAGTATCTTTTTCTTCTATATTTTGTACACTATTATTTATTACTATTTTAGCAGGTACATCTACATAAATAACTAATAGAGAATTGATAGTTATTTTATTTGGCATACCTAAATAAAGATATCCTCCATTTAATTCTACTTTAAAATTATCGTAAGTAGATATATGCTTACCATTTAACCAGAAAGCCCATTTATAATTATCAAAAAAAGATGGACTTACAGACATGGTGTAAATATGTGGAGTGTCTTTAAAATTATGATCGTCTAAGAATTTCTTAATAGGAGGTAGAGTAATTTTATCGTATTCTAAATATTCTAAATCATCTTTAAATTCTTTTAATAGAAAAAGGCTATCTAATTTATTATTACTGAATAGAAAGTAATTTTCTACTAATTCATTTAATTTATCGTAATACATAAATTACCTCCTAATTATAATTTAGATTTAATTACTTCTATTATATTATTATACATGTGTGATTTAAATACTCCTTGGAAAGCTCCGTGTTCTGCGTTTAAAGAAAGTCTATTACCCATTACATTATCTACCATTAGACATCCTATAGTTTCTATATTATCTAATAGATAAGTATTATAAGGTCCGTACATCACTGCCATTGTATGTAGTAACATTGTAGGATTTAATTTCTTCATAAAAGAAAATTCATTTACTAATACTCCATTAAATACAGAATCAAATCCAGCATCGCATATTTTATCTAAATCGTATTTTTTATTTAATATATTAAACTCATCTTCTGGTAATTCAGACATTTTCTTAGCATATCCAGCTATATTAGACACTACCGTTTTATTATTTTTAAATAAGTAGTAAAGTATTATATAGTGGAATATCGCAGCTTCTGTATTTGATTTAAAATATCCTTTTCCACCTTTCATAAATACTTTAGCCATTAATTCTATATAACAATTAGCCACGTCGTTTAAATATTCTCTATTATAATTCAATTTATCAGTAAAGTACACCACAGCAGCTCCTATCAGAAAGCTATATAGATTAGACGTAGAAATTATATACTCGTTGTCCATCCCTTTCTTTAATTTAGCTTTAGGAGTAACATTTATAAAAACAGTAGATCCTTGTTTAACCCATCTAACCGTAGCGTGTGCTAATCTTTCATCGAATATTAGTCTAAATGTCTTATTCTTCACCATTTTAGTTAATTCTTTTACTATAGGTAGTCTATTGCTTTCTAATAGTAAAAGTAAATTGTCTATATCTTTATTAATATCTTTTACAGATGATGTAAGTATTTTTATATCTTCATTATTTATACCAGCAACATATGTATTGTCTAAATTTGTACTCATTAATTAGTACCTCCTTCTGATTTATAATATAAAAGCCGTTTGGGTAGTAAACGACATAAAAAAGCCTCCTATTATTCGGAGGCCTTTTGTTCTTCTCTCTCATCGTCATTAGATATTAAGAATTCTCCTTTTAGGTCTAAATAAATAAATATTGTGACCATTATCCCTAATATAAAGCTAGATAAAAAGAAGTCAGTAGTTTTTCTAATAATCTCCTTTTGCTCATTCTCTTCGATGAAATCGAATATTATATCATCCATCACGTCAGGACGAACATTTCTTGACCGCAAGTCTTGGACAAATTGTGTAGTTACGTGTCTCATCATAGTGTCGTATCTCTTGCTATCGGACTCCCCCATCCATAAATTATACGTAAAAAAGATTGCGATGAATAGAATGAAGATATGTCTAGTCGGGTGGAATTTAGGTTTTTTAGTGTATGTCCCAGCCATTGACTTTCTCTTCATGCTTCTTATCTTCCGGTCGCTCTTCTTCTTCGCTGTTTTTATGAATTCCAGGAGGCTCGTTAACATTTTTGATTTTAACTTTCTCATCACCGCTACCTCCTTTTCCATCAGATAGATTGCTCAGGAATCCTATAAGTTTTCCCAAAGCAAAATTCACAATCATTGCTCCTCTCATATGTACATCTGAAACGAGCACATCTCCAAAAACTCCAGCAAAACCAGAGACAATAGCCTTCAGAAAAGGGTCATTAGTCTTAATCACTAATCTGATGAGAGACATAGCAACTAGACCAGCTATTCCTCCTGTCCCAAAAAAACGTGATAGAGGTGGAATCTTTTGACCTTTTGATGTTCTCGATAGGTATAATCCCATAAAAGAACATGAAAAAGGTAAAAATACGTCAAAAATAATAGTTGTCAGTGCGTTCCTTATTTCAGGATCTTTTAGCATATCTCCTAACATATATCTTCAACACCCCTTTCTTTATTTTTTGTTGCACATACAGATCCGTTAACGTTAGAAAAAAAAAACCAGGATTACTCCTGGTTTTCTAGTGTTATAAAGATTTCTCCTGATTTCTTTCTTGTAATAGTAATAGTGTCGTCGGAAATCTTTAAATCAAATCTCTTTTCTACAGCCCATATATACTTCTTTATATACAGGTTTTTTTGTGTGTAATATAACCCTAGTAGAAGTTGAGTATTGGTGTCTAATGTTTTTAATTCTTTATGAGTTTCTACTAGGTCAAGAATCTTATTGATTAGTCTTCTTATATCATCAGGTCCTAAGATTCTTAAAAGGTTCCTAATAAAGCTATAGCGACGCCTGCGGTGTTCTCCGTTTTTAAAACGTCTTCTAAGATTAATGAACTTCTTTCTCTCAGCTACTATTTTACATACTTCGAAAAAGATTCTATTATCGTCTAAATCTGATACAAGAAGATTTCTTATTTGTTTATTCATATATTACCTCCTTTATTAATTTCTCTCACGAAGATAATATATAACTTCAATAAATTAAAAAAAAAAATGGTGCGCTAATCAGCACACCAAATTGGGTAGAGTTCCTTCTCTACTAAGTTTATCACCTCCTGATTTACAAAATCTAAATCATCAAGAATGGCTAAGATTTGCCATCTCTCCTTTCTTACTGTTATCAGATCTCCGTTTACCCAAAGGGTAAATGAGTTATCCTTGTTTCTTTTGATTGTTAGATAATGTTCCCTTTTTATGGGAACCTCCCTAAAAATTTTTTCATATGTTATTTTTGTACCTCTGAGAGTGTGAAAAATGCTCATTTCTCTCCCCTCTTCTGTGTGGGAATATCTCTCCCATTTAATTTTAATGTAATCATTCTTTTTCATTTCGATCATCCTCTTTCTTTTTTTTTATTTGATTTTGGTATTCATATATATAATATATAATTATAAATAAATTACCAAAACGACATAAAAACCCCCTCCACAATGGGAAGGGGGAAATATGACTTACACAAAATCCTTGTCATAGTAGGATCTCGTTGAAGAAAAAATTGATGAATTTACTCTAAAAATCTTAGAAAAAATATTAGGTTGAGCTACCTAATATAATCTATGTTACTTAATCTTCCTCTGATTTGAATAAATCATTAGATACTTTCGTTAATAATCCTTCGGAAGCATATTTAATAAACACTTGACTAGGACTTCTTTTATATCCTTTATCGTCTATAGGTCTTCTCAATAGTACGTCTACTAAAAGAGGTACTATATCTGAGCATATATATTTATCTCTAAATAATTTAGGTAAGAAGAATAATCTTAATATATGGAAAAGTACTATAGAAGGATAGTCGTATTTTCCTTTAGATGATTTGTGCATTTTGTAATCCATGTTGAGTGAATTTAAATAAGAATTCTTTATTTCTTCTGCTATTTTTACATCAGGTCTATCTTGCTTAATTTCGAATATATCCCATTTACCAGGATCATCAAAATGCATATGTTCTTGATACTTCCATCTACAACCATTGTCTCTGGCAGATGATGAGTAACATTTGCCATCTACTATCAATTCTACATGAGTATAGGGTCCTCTAGATGTAAAAGATATTATTTTATCATGTAATTTCTTTCTTGGTTTATAAAATGCTATATACAATATATTACCTCCTTTATTCTTTTATTTTAGTCCATTCCCCATTGACCTTTACTTCCAAAGGTCTGAATGTAGCTGTTAATTTATCTATTGCTAGATTATGGTTAAAACCGTAACTAACACGTGACTTCAATCTTTGGTTAAAAGTATTTCTATCAAGAGAGTAAGGTTTTAGTCCTTCTTGGTCTATATTTCTATAACGGAAAGAATCTTGGTTTATTTCAAATTTAATATTAGTTAGAACCATATTAGGTTCATTGTCTATAGTATAAATAGATCTTTCTCTTTCTGTAGGGTTAGATAACATATTGTCTGAGATATCCTTAGTGTATGTAACAGGGTCTCCTAAACGAATATCTTCTACTATATTATGTGATTTAATATAAGCTATTAAATTATCTACTACAGGATTATCCATAATTTGTGTAGATTGAGCTATTTTATAATATTGACCAAATAGTCCTAAATTAACAATAGAAGCGTATTTCTTAATCCCTTCTAAATCAGTGTATCTGTTTACTACCTCGTCCATATCGTTTTTAACGTTATTAGAATTACTTCTTATATTATCCAGATTTCTATCTAATAAATCTCTTAATATATAATTTATTTTAATACCACTAGAACCTTCATGACCCGATAATGCTCTTATAGGAACAGATGGTCCGTAATGTATTTGAGGTATATATACTAAATCTTCATCAGGTGTTCTAATAGCTCTAGAAAGGAAGTATAATCCTTTATCATGTCCCAGTTTATTTAAAGTAGATTTAATTTCTCTATTATTTCTATTTTGTATATAATAATAATTTCCTCTCAAGTCATAACTTTCAAATGATAAATAATCGTCTAGAGTCTTAATTAACTTATCTCCTAGAAATTCACTTAATCCACTAAATATAGTAGGAACATTCATTTTTCTTAATATAGGAACATCTTTGTTATAAACTGGATTGACAAATCTAACTAAATCTCCTCCAGGATCTCTATTATTACGGTATTGAGGATAACTAATTTGTCCTTTAATAACTCCTCTATCTAACGGCAGTAAATCAGGATTAAAATCGCCTATATTATTAGGGTATCGTACAACAGATATCGCATCTATATTACCTATTCTTTTCTTATTAAATTTATTAAATTCATCAGTTAAACTCATAGACACCGTAGGTCTTACATTTAGTTTACCATTATTTTCTATATAGAAAACATTGTCGTTTCCTATATCATCTACATTCTTATTTGGATTATTCCCTATAGAAGTGTAATAATATAAAGGAGAGAAATAAGACCTTTTATAGAATAATGTATTTAACTCGTCTTCTGAGTAATATAAATCAGATATATTATTATTAGTAATTACTTTCTTCTTTAATCCTAATTCTAAAGGAGTAGGTATTTTTTTATCTACTATGTATTTCCATTCATATATATTTCCACTTTCTGTATAGTAATGGTATTTAACAAATACTTCAGCATCTCTCATCAAATTAGCATCAGTTAAATGAGAATAAATGTCTTTTAATTCGTTAGTGTCTTTATTAGCGTATAAAGATACTTTTAAAAATCCAGAACCAGATATCGTTTCATTACTTTTGACATTAAAATAATCTTTAATTATCTTAGCATCGTCTACGTAATAGATACCTTCTATACCCTTTATATTAGAATAAGTAGGCTGTAGAACATGATCATTTTCTTTTAATTGTCTTATTCTTCCGTATGTCCTTAACATAAGTTACCTCCTTTCTATTAATAATTATTACTAAAATCATCGTCAAATATATCTGCGATATAATGCTCATTATATTTTAATTGTCTATAAGATATTGCAGTAGATAAATTATTTGTATCCCAATAAATTGCTAAAGATGATGTATAAGGGATATTGTCGTTTATTCGTCCATTTTCTTTGTATTTAGGAAATAGAGATCTAGCCCAATATTTATCATTAGTAGCTATATTAAAATGACTAGATTTAGTAAATATACCTTTTATACTATCCAATGTACCTAAAGTTAATTTGTTATTATTTAAATAATTTTTATAATTAATTAAAATATCTCCTGAGAATACATGGTTATTTTTTGGAACATAGTTTGCCGAAATACTTTCGCTAACATCTAAAGGAGTTATATAACCTAACACATTAGAACCTATTACAGGAGCTGATTTCACGTTAGGATTATATATATCGTATATTGCACCTTCATCAGTTGATATTTTGTCTTTTATATGTTCAGGTGTAATAAATCCTTGTGTAATATTTACTTTAGCTTTAGGATCAATCTTTATACTAGAATAGCAAGGTATCATTCCAGTAAAATATAATTTAGGATTTAACCAAGTAGAAGTTCCTAAAAGATCAATTGTTTCTAAACCTCTCCACCAACTCCATCTATTAGTCTCTTTATTGTAGTAACGAGACAAATGATGAATTATAGGATAAGAAATATGCAATCTTTGGAATACCACCTTTTCTAAATCATATACTTCTAATACTGCATTTACTAATAGATTCTTATCGTTAGCTTTCTCATATTCATACTGTAATTCTTTGGATCTAACCTTATATTCTAGATCACCATTATTAACTGATAATAAATTTCTTTCAAGAAATTCTTTCTCATTTGTATTATCGGATGTATTTGTAGTAGTAATAGAATAAAATCCAGTAACTGTATTTTGATCCATATCAGTTAATTTAGTCTTTCCTTTATAACGGAATAATTTCTTCTCTATTTTATCGTCTTTACTCATATATTTACCATTAGCATAAGCTTTACTAAATTTAGATAATTTAGTTATAAGCTCACTAGAGTCTGTCATAAAACTTTCCCTTTTCCATTCGGTAAACTTAAATTCATCTATATTAGTAAAGGTAAGATTTTGTCTAGACACATTAGCATCTTTTTTAGTCGCCATTCTTATATAAGTATAAGGATATCCTTGACACTCTAATTTTTGATACAGAATATCATTTGAATACAGATTTTCTAATATTATAATAATATCTCTTTCTTTATTTCTTTCTACTATACTAGTAGGGGCATCGTTAGTTAACGTATTTTGCGGTAAAATAATTGTCCATACCCCATTGAATCTTTCGTCAGTTAGTGTATTGAAGTTTTTGTATTCTATTTTTCCATGTCCTATAGTTCCTGTCAATATAAATCACCTCCTATATTAACTCGAGGTATTAATTTCCCACTACTATAATACCAACCAAAAGAATTCATTATAGTAGTAACAAGAGATCTTCTATTATCTTTCTCGTCTAATATGCTATAAGAATAATCTCTTATTAATTCACTACACAATTCTTCTGGTTCTATACTGTTTATATATCTAACTGAATTATTTGTGTATTTTATATATCCAGTCCCTGATGGTACTAATGCGGCTATCCATCCGTTTTCTGGAGCGGATATTTCTAAAGTATTTCCTTTAGATATCCAGGTACTACTATATTGAGGAATTACTTCCCAAGATAATAGACCAGAATGTACCATCGATATATTTTCTCCTATATTAGGATTAAGATTGTTAGGAGTTGTTCCTCTATAACCTCTTATAGACGATAAGTCATTTTTCCATAAAGGATTTATCCAAGGCAACCTATTACCATTCTCATCTTTATTTCTGTCAAAGAAATCGATTACCTTTTTATTCAAAGATTGTGTTAAAGAAGAGTCACAAGAATATTTATGCCATAATAAATTAGGATTAGAATTTGTTCTAGAATAATCGTCATATTTATTATTAACAGTATGCGTAACGTAAATATCTCCTGTCTCGTATTCAGTAAATATTAGAGTCTTTTCTATTTCGATGCTGTATATGTCACTATCTCCTTCTAGAAATTGAGAAAATACTTCTAAAATACCAGGTCTTCTACTAGGAGCATTAATTGTAGCTAAATCTATTTCATTGGGTATAGGATTAGGTCTGTCATAATATCCTACAACAACATCTGTTTCATTCTTATTTAAAGTGCTAACTGATTTAACTGTCAATAGATTCGTATCGTCTTTTAAAATACCTTCGTATTTATAAGTAAATAATTCGAATCCTATTTTAGGATCAAAAGTATCTTTTCTATCAGCTGGTACTTCTAGTATACCTTTTTCCTTTAATGAGAAATTATCATTATCTGGTATATTACTAACAGAATTAAAGTCATCTTGCGTCATATATACGTCGTCTAGATCGAAGGTTCTGTCGTCTTTTTGTAAATCGTGGATTGTTAAATAATAAGACCATTCTCCCCAAGAGAATAGATTTGTTTTAGGATCAAACTTTCCTGATCTAAAATAAGTTCTTAAAGTAAAGAAAGTTATTTGTTGAAATACTACTTTATCTTTATCGTCACTATATATAGTAAGGATACCCGCCTCACCTTCTAACGGGTAACCTTTATCTAATTTACAAACCGTAGCAGGAAAAGTAGCTACTCCTTCATATGCTCTGGATCTTAACTGATCTAAATGTAAACCAGCTAGATCTCTTCCGTAAGCTAGAGCTTTAGTAGTCATATTAGTCCTCCTTTGGTGGTTGAGGTGCTTTTTTAGCCATGATTTTAGAAATACCATTTTCATCAGAAGGTACTAAGTTCTTAGCTTTAATAAATGCTTTAATATCGCTTATTACTTTAGCTACAGTAGCAACTTCTTCTATTTGTTTTTTGAGGTTTCTTAAAATAATTACTATATAATTTGCTTCTATATATTGTAATTTAGGTAATGCAGTTTCGTTTTGTACGTTAAGTATTAATTGTTCCATACCTACTTTTACGTAAGAAGAATATACAGTAATAAATTGAGCTATAACTTTTAAGACTTCATCTGTTACCTGTTGTTGTATTAACCAATCACACGTTCCAGTAGCTGTCAATCTTTTCTTAGTTGTAGGATCTTCCTTAAATAACTTTAATGCTCTCATTTCTAAAGGAGCATTAGTTATCATTGTAGATATTATTAATAAATCATTTTCTGGAGTATTTCTAAAAGGTTGACAATATTCCTTACCAAATATATCATGATAGAATCCATGGTGTTTAATGTCATCTTCGCTATTAGCTATTAGATGAATTATTTTATTCTTATATTTTTCCAAATTCAAATCCATAGTATTGGTGATAGGATTGTAATCTTTTGTAGCGTCGTTATCAAATATATGGAAAGCATTTTCAAAATACTTAACTACTTTTAAAGATCTATCTTGATAATAATAGTGGACGAAGTCTTTATTGGATACTTCCGTGTAGTAGAAATTTTCATCATCTGTACCCTTAAAGTCCACTCTAGAAAAATCGTTAGTTTTCTTATCTATCATGATAAATACATTAGACTCGACGTATTTAGGTCTATAGTTATCTTTCTCGTCTATTATTATTTTACCAAATCCTTTATCTATATCTTCCTTATGTACTGACTCTAATACGGATATAGCTACAGTATCTATTACTGTAACGTCGTTATAAGCTATTAGCTGCTTAGCAGAATTATGGTATAAATAAATTTTAGCCATTTATTATCCCTCCTTTATTAAACGCTCTAACTCGTTATAAGCGTCTTGTCTTATAGTTGACGCTTTAACTTCAGCTTCAGTAACATTAGTAATAGATTGTATATTATTAGAGACATTATTGACCGCAGTTTTTACGTAAGATTCGTATTTTATTATTTTAGCAATCATATTAGAAAGAAACTCATCAGAAATTGATTTACCCTTAATAACGTCATATTGTAACGGGTCTCTTGTAAATTCCCCGTCTATATAACGATAAAGCTTCAATTCTCTCTGTTCCATTGGTATATCATTTTTAAGTAGCTGATAATAGGATCTGTCTTCTAGAGATCTAAATGGTTGCAAATAACTTTTACCAGCTATAGTATATACAAATCCTCTGTCTCTTATATCGGCTTCTACTGCTTCTGGATGTATGTGACGTTTTATACGATTCAGTACCATATTTGTGTCTAACACCATAGTCTTACTTTTTGGATCAAATATATGATCCTCTATAAATGGAACTTCATGAAATTGATCGTCCCAATATAGTATAGTGGCTTGTCCTATAACCGCACTTCTTCTCATAGACCAGAAATCCCATTCCTTTAAAGTGATTTCTTTGATTTTATAAGGGTCTGTAACCTTGTCTGGATCGTTAGTCATATGAAATTGACCACTTGTTTCATCGTACGCTATAGTAGTCATTAAAGGTTCATATTTCAATTCATTATTTTTAAATACAATATTCCCATATCCATTTTGTATATCCAACTGATGCTCGTTTTTTAATTCTTCCATTTTTTTACTATCTATTAATGTATACATATTATCGTCTAGCAATTCGATAGAATTATACATCTTATTAAATACATACATTTATATTCTCCTTTCTTTATCGGAAGTCTCTGTAAAATAATGCTCTTATCCCACAAGCTCCTGTATTGTAGAATGTATCATAGCTATAACTAGTATCGTCGTCCCCTGTATCATTGTCTCCTCCTCTACCACTATGACGACCGCCACCTTGGCGTTCTATAGTTACTATATATCCTTTAGAAGATCCTATGGTGTTGAAACCACCACCGCCATCATAATTTAATACATATTCTACTTGCTCATCTGATGCTATACCTACCCACGATCCAGAATGACCTCTTACTATCTGTACTTGCATATTATTACCAGAACCTATATCACCATCGCCACCATGTACATATCCCCATACTTCAAAGAAATCTTCACCAATTCCACCGCTCCATTCATTTTCGTTAGGACCTGGCTCGATAGCTCTCTTCCAGTTCATATCTGATCTAACTAAAATCGGTTCGTGAAAATGTCCCGCATTATAAACTGATGCACGTTCATGACCTGGGCAGAATATATGCATCCTTCTAGACGTATCACCTAATAGCACTCTTCTCCAGTTACCACCGTCCCATATACCGACCAATCTAGTGATTTCACCACCAGCGTGTAAAGTAAGTACGGCTGGTATACCAGAGTTATTAAACCAGTGGAAAAAAATGCTATTATTTCTAGAAAAAATACCCCTAGTAGTAAGTTGTCCTTGGAATAAAACATCTCCATTTCTAGGAGCCAATTCGTCCTTTCTTTCTAAAGGTACTTTGGAATTTATCTGAGATTTTATATCGGTGTCGTCGTAAATAACGTTAGGTCCATTGTCATTCCAAGTGGCTGAAGCTCCCCTTACTGAAAGAAAATACTCCTTGCATTTATCTCTTAGGGATATTTCGTTATTTTGTATACCTCTCGTTCTTAATGACTTTTGCTCGGATAACGTTTTCTTCTGTGTATATAAAGTATACGAGTCTAAAGATTCAGGGACAGTAGTATCATTTCTCAGAGCTGTTTCAAACTCATCGTTCTGATCTTTTTTAATTATTCTACGTTGTATTCCTGCTGGTGTTCTAATTTCTTGTATTAATATATTTTCTCCGACAATAATCTTGTACAGATTTTTATCTTCATCCTGTTCTCTCCTAGGTATTGTAGTGTCCCCCTCTAAGATAGAGGATAGGTCGTTTGGTAACTGATTAAAGTTTTTTTTATTAAATAGCACGTCAAAAGGTTTATCATTTTCATCTAATATATAATATCCTGGGGAAGAAAATAAGGTAGATAAAGACGTCCCTATTTTCTTCTCACTTACGCCAATAGTCTTTAACATCTCGTCCACACCCGTCTCAATGAAATAGACCATGCACCATCGAAATTTAAATTACGTCTACGTCCGAATGCTCTCTTACATACTGGACAATGTGATTTAGGATATGAGTCTCCGTCAAATTGTATCCAAATTCTACAATGTGCAGAATGATTCCAGTGTATAGCACCGTGAAAACAATGAGCGTGAAAATAAACACCGGGTATGACTCGTATTGGCTCTAGATCTTCATAATTTTGATTTTGATAATTTATGCAGCATTGTATTAGGAATTCTGGTTTTCCGTGTAAATCAGCTGGAACTGTCCAATCTCTGATAACAGCTGCTCCTGAATCAAATATCATTCTCCAGGTTAAATCATCTTTAGTTATAACTTCTTGCCATCCTGGAATCCCTCCCCCCATGATTACAGGTTTATAGTTAGAGAATATTTCAGATCTATCGTGATTTTGTCCTGCTTCTCCTATTCTAACACCCCTATCAACTGTGTAATTTCCATGATATCCTATTATATTTATACTAGCATGTCCAGTTTGATTTAATAAATTATACATATGGACGATATTATTGTAGTCATTATTCTCATTTCTAAATGGAACGTGTGCTGGCAATGTTTCAGGTGGCACTCTTGTACCTTGTCCATTTCTATGATAGTATCTTAGGTGATGCGGTCTTTTAAAATTCAAATGTCCTCTACCAGAATTTATTCTAGTAGTACCAACTCCCCAAGTTGGACCATTTCTAACGTCATCTCCGTTGTTGATCATATAATCATTAACTAGAGTTGCCCTTGTTAGTTTTTTGTCTATTTCTCTGTTATGCCACGTATCGTCGAACGGTGTCAGATACTTCCTAACTAATTCTACGATCTCATCTATTCTAAATAATCCAGTATCTTCTATACCAGAAGACCTATGATCATTCGACAAAGTGATGACTTCCCAGTCTGTCATTTGTTCTGGTTTAGCTAACGGTTTTAAATTAGCGGATCCTAGTTTAGTTAATATGTAATAAGATTTCCTGTATACTTTATTCTTCGTGATATATATCATTTCACCGTAATTTTTTCTTTTTAATATAAATAAATACCCAGGAGTACTGGTAGGATATCCCTGGAGTGTATCTGGATACATACATCGATACCCTTCTCCCGATTCATATTGGAATAAGCTATCCAATTGTATATTCATTGGAATATTTTTTACACTACCTAAAGTTTTGATCATTTATTTCTACCCCCTTCCGTATAACCAAATGTGACAACCTGAATTATTCCACACATGTACTGCGTTATTATTAGTATCTACCCATACTCTGAGATCGGGGTATTGTTCGTAAAAAGCCATTAGTCTAAAACTTTGACTACCGAATCCTGCATCGATTGGAACGACAAATGACGTTTTCCATGCGGCGTTGGCTGGATGCCTAACGACCACCATCACTTCTCTCCATTGATTAGCATTATGCGCCCATACATCTCCGCCTTCAGTTATATATTTCCATCTCATATGCCAACGATTCGCAATATCCTGTCTTATATTGTTACCGACCCACTGTAATCCATAGATATCTCTACCATCGGCGTAAAATAATGGGGCACCGTCATGAAAATGCTCGTCGCCTAAGTACGTATTGTTTCTATCTTGCTGTATTACTCTAGCATTACGAACACCAGGTGTCTCAGAGTAAATCCCAACCCCTGCTTCAACTAATATATCGGTCATTTGTCTCCATATACCATTGTCATTGACTATACCTGATGTTGTGCCGAATCTTTTCTTTAATCTTTGATTAAATTCTTCCCAAGTAGCTCTTTCGTTTATCTTAGTTCTTATTGGACGATCGTCGTATCTAGGGGCATACACTTCAGCAGCTCTTAACAACAAATCATCGTCGGCAAAAATCAAATCGTTAGCGTAATTATGATATACGCTTAACTCATTATTTTCCCATACCCAGTCATGCCATTTATTGTTGTCGTATATTCTCATAAATACCATTTTATCTGGTAGCCTATAAAATTTCTGCATACAGAAGTCTTCGGTTTGTGATACGGTATTTTCTAATATACCAGTTATTACACGTTCACCTATACCAGAAAGATGCTCATATGCTGGTCTGAATAAATTTTTGATAAACGTTATATTTTCCTCTGACGCATACTTTGGTTGTAATTCTCTTAATTTCGAATATAATCGACTGTCATCGTTCATTATCTTATATAATAGGTGACTATCGTCCGGATAATTATTGAAGCTATTTACAACATTGGGATCCTTTATTTCATAGAACCCATTATGTTGGTTTTTTGCTAAATCATTCAAATTTGTATTATTTAGTATACCTAAATAACCTACTGCAGAAATCATCGGTTTTTTCACCTCCTAAAAAAACAAATAAAAAATCCCATCCCTCGTTTAAGAGAGATGGGAAATATACTATATTCTACTAGCTTGATATAAAGTAATTGCTCCATCAAAATCAGTGTTGGCTATAGAAGAGAATCTCATGTATGTATCAAAAGATGTAAAGTTGTTTCCTAGTTTATTTCTTAAACCAAAACAAACGAATCCATCAGATGATAAATATAGCTCTTCTACTTCTACAGGAGAACCTGCTAGAGCATTTATTGAGTTAATTTTTTCTAAAGTAGTTGTGGCGTTATTGAAGTTGATTGACCCAGAAAGTATAATGTTAATAGCTCCTGGTAATTCTCCTTCAGTATATCCGTCTAAATAGATATTGAATCTTTTAGAATCTACTCCAGATTTACAAGTTATATTAGTCTTGAAGTACATCAATCCTTCATCACCAAGTGTTTCTTGGTTATGAGTATGAACTAATTTTCTAGGTATCGAATTATTTGTACTGTATCCTGTAAAGGAGTATAAAGAAGATTTTTGAAGCTTTAATAATTCTGCTTTTAAAGCTGCTAATAGAGCATCTACTTCTTTTTTAGTATAATACATAGAAATATCATAGAAATATTTCCATTCACCTTGACCATTATTAATAGTTAAAATACCCATCACAAAAGGATTAGTATCATTTCTATTATCACTCATAGTGAGATATCTAAAGGATCTTATTTCTGCCCCTTTTTTATCGTCAGCTATCAATATACCTTCATTACCTTTTACTATATTAGAATCTATTCCTAAAACAGTCTTTTCTTGAGCAGAAGTTAATTTATAGAATCCTGCGTCTAAGTTATTGAAATTAGCTAAACTAAAAGTCGATCCTGTTATAGTAGTTGCTATAAATCCTCTATCTTCTCCTAATACCATACTATATAATTCTTTACCTTTAGAAGCTGCTAATACTTCACTACCTGTACCAGTAAATGTATTATTTATTTGGTCACGGAATAAGATAGTTCTAGAATTAGTTTTTAAAGCTCCGTTCAATATAGCATTTAAAGATACTGTACCGTCTTTAGCCATCGATATTTGGATACCAGATGGAGTATTAACCGTAGTAGTCAATGACGAGTTAGAAGATATAGTAAATACACCTAAATCATTATTACTGTCTATATTTACTAAATCATATCTCATTATATTCTTTAAGCTATTAGCTGATAACTGGTTGAAGTCTTGTAAAGTATTAAATCTTTCTCCTGGTATATTAAATTTAGTATTATTAGAGAAAGTAATACTTCCGTTAACTACTTCTAATCCACCAGCGTTTATTGTTACTTTTCCTCCTATAGGTCCACCAGCTTTATCGTATTTAGTATTCATATCATTTGTATAAGTCGATGTCTCTACTTTTCTATTTAATAAAGGAGTAATTTGTTGTATACTATAATATTTAGTAACTAAATCATTTGCTATAGCATCAGTATCTCTCTTAAGAGCAAATTGAGACGTTGTTATTCCATCTGTCCATTTAGGTACATTTTTAGAAGCTACATTTATATTTACTAATCCTGTATCTCCTAAAGACATAGTACCATCAGTAGATACTCCTATAATAGATCTATCTCCGCTTTGTGATTTAATTACGTTTGTATTAACTGATGCTAAAGTAGAACTACCTTGAACTTTTAAAGTTGATTTAAATGTCGTAGCTCCTGATACTTCTCCACCTTTTTTGTCGAACTTAAGATCCATGTCTAGATCGTTAGGAATTATAGACCATTCTCCCCAATTCGAATTATTTCTATTTCTTATATAAATTCTATTAGAATCATTTTCATCTACAAAAGCTATTTGCATAGCGTGGTTAGTATCTATAGCATATGTATGGATATATCCTTTAGTATTATTTATAGGATATCCACTAGCTTTATTACCAGACGTGATATAATACCAACCAGATTTCTTAGGATCATATATAGTAGATAAATCAGTAACAACTCCACGTTGTGCTAAAGATCCTTTATATTCCCAAGAATTTCTTAAATCATACGCCGTTATCCAAGGATAACTAGTTCCATCTTCATCATACCAAGTTGGTCTATTTTTGGAGTAAAATCCTAGATTATAGAAATTAGTATCCCCAACAGATATTTTAGTATTCTGAGAAGCTGTAGATCCCTCGTAAGAGATTACATTACTTTCACTAACTATATCTGGAGAAGTCGTTTTTATATACCCGGAAGTATTTGCCATTACTACTTTAGACGCTATAGCTTTTCCAATAACTTTTAAATCATTTTCAAACCTACCTTCTTTTTTTGTTGTTAGATTATTAACAGTAGTAACGTCTTGAATTTCTTTAACAGATTTCTGCCAAATACCATCATCTATATAAGCTGGAGAAGAATATATTTTAGAATACTCATTTCCATCTGTTCCATACAGTTTAGAGTGTATATTTTGTGACTTATCTTTATAAGATACCACAACTCCATTTACTGGTGTATTGAATATTCTATCTATATTCTCAGTAGTAGTTGCTTCTACTTTCCCAACAGTTTCTAAATAAATAGCATTATCTTTCATTCTCTTAGTAGCTTCTTTGAAGTATGTAGGAGAAGTATTATATCTCAATCCTATTTCTGCATTGGTAAATTTTAATTCTTTATAAGAAGCGTATACGTTATCTTCAGATACTACGTTTTTAACTAGATTGTGTAGCTCGTCTAGATAAGTTTTTAAATCTCCTCTATTTTCTGATCCACTTCCTATAGATGTCCATTGGTGATCAACTAAAGTAGTTTTTGTTTTAGGGAGTACTACCTTATATGTAGAATTATCTCCTGTTAAAGAGTTATCTATTACAGTAATATTTCCTTCTATAAATTTAGGACTATTCCAATCTAACGTTCCTCTCTTAATATAAGCTCTAGAAGGGTCAGATTCTAATTTAACTAAAGCGTCAATTGGATTATCAGTAACCCTCATGGAATTTCTAATATGGTCAATAATTACATCATCATATTTTCCTTCTATACGGAATATATTATGAGATCTATCTTTAGAATATAATCCTTTATTATTTAGATCTATTATTAATTCTCCTACACGAGCATTGTCTCTGTCATTGTAGTCTCTTAATACAGAAAGTAATCTTCCTGAATCTACAAAGTTAGATAAGAAATTATTATTACCTAATTGTACTGACTGAGCATTAGTTGCTATAGCATAGTTAGCAAATACTTTTTCTCCTGGTAAAGAGGAATTTAATACTCTATATCCGTCAGGTATTTTTCTTATAAGAATAGATCTTATATAAAAGGAAGTAAATCCTGACGTATTACTAGAAGTAGCTCCTACTGCTAGTCTTGCCAAGTTCATAGAGAATCCGGCGTTAGTATCAGTTCCGTGTATATAAGAAAGTGTACCGTCATCTAGTACGTATCCTAATCTTATACTAGAATTAGTACCTTGTCTATCTACTTGGATAAAGATAGTCTTTTTATCCATCTTAAACTGTTTAGGAGTGTCTACATTTCTTATTTTCAATTTAGCAGAATCTATATAAGCTCTAGATCCATCTACTTCTGTTCCATAAGAATCAGAAGAAGGTTGAGAAATATCATTTCCTAAGAATACTAAATAAGCTTTGTCTTGAGGATCTTCTACGTATAATTCTATATAATACTTACCGTCAGTATTAAATGCAAATTGAGTTAATACATGTCCCCAATCTGCTGTATTAGTTAAGTCAATTTTAGTAGCTTTAGATTCATTCTCTATAGTAGCTCCTGCTTTAGTTATATTATTTTCTTTAGTAAATTTAAGACCAGTACTTTTGCTTCCATCTATTGCTGATAAAGTCATAGTACGAGCTAAAGCTAAATCAGCGTCATTTGGATGAATCCATATTGTGTTATTATTCCAGTTAGTAGGAGCTTCTTCTGATACTTTTATTTGCTCTACTATTCTTTCTCTTAAATACGTATTAACCGTACCTAAAAGTCTTTGGTCTTCAGGTCTAGGACCTTGTTTTAAATAAAGTTCGTTATTTCCGTTAACGTACAATTCTCCATTAGCTGCTTGTGTTACATCGATAGAAGGTGTTACCTTAATTCTATTCTTATATACTATGTCTGCTAAAGTAATTGTATTACCAGAACT